GGTATTTTTTACACCGACCGGTAACTTAGAAAAATTGGTAGTAATAAGTTTATTATTAACAAATACCTTAAAGTTAGATACATAGGCTGATGATACTTCAAGCACATCATATTCAAAATAATTAGTCGCACCTGTATATGTGTGATTGATCAGTTGATATTGCTTACTTTTCTCTAATACTGTTGTCCATACTATTTTGTCACTATACTGAGTATAGTTAAAGGCATTAAATTTAACTAAATCTGTGAATAAATTTTGGCGTAAAAATCCGTTAGATATTGGAAAGGTTAGATTGCTTTTATTAACAGTGTAAGTAAAATCCTCATTGTCAAAATTATTTTTGAAGTTAATATCGCCAATAGAATTACCAACACTGGTATAACTTAATGGTAAGTTTAGTATTGGATCAACGGTTCCTGTTCCTTCAAGGAAAGAGAAGATTTTAGTACCACCAAAAGTACTGTTGACATAAGTATTTTTATCACCCAAACTAATATCAGTTGCATCAATCACATCAAATAATGGCGGCTGATTTATTTTTGTTTTAATCTGTGATTTCTGCCAAAATCCAACGGTTGGATCATTGGTCAGACTGTTATACCAATGAGTAGTCTTGGCATTAGTACCACTCAATGCCAAGACTGTGCTGTACTTATATGCTATTGGTAAATCAGTTGCAACTAGCGCAACTCTTGGATGATTGAACGCAAAAGTAATAGCATCTTCCGATGCTGGTGCAACCTGTTCAATATGTAATCTTGTATTTGAGTATATACGCTTAACTTTACCAATGTAATCAACACGCGGAGTGTCAAAAGGATCAGTATCATTAGAAGTTTGGTCATAACCAGTGTTGGTGTATAAATGTGCTCCCTTTTCAAATTCAGTTAGAAAATTAGTACCTATTCCAGTGACAATAAAAGAACCTGCAGTTGTTGTTATTTCTCCAGTGACTCCCTCATCAGTACTATCAAAAAATGTTGCACCACTTTGATCGGTGTATTGAATTTCGTATATTTGTCTTCTAACTGATGAACTTATGTCATTTGAAAAAATAATAGTTTGAAATTCTTCTACTACTAGTCCTAATCCTGCCAACACATGAACTGAAACATTATTAACTTGAGTTGATGCATTTGTTATGACTTCATCAAATAGGTCAACATTTGGCAGTGGTACTCTACCATTGTTGAACAACTGTAGATCCTGGTCAAATTCAATAATAGGTCTGTTTGCCCGTTGGTATTGATCAAACAATGGTATTTTGCCTAAGTAATCAGCAGTTGCAGTAATTACATCAATGTGGAACCATCTATTTGCACGACTCCATGCATTCAGATCAGTACATGCGCGATTTATTACTATATAATCTGGTGTCAATGAAGATTGAATTGGTTCATCATAATTACCTATATCATAATTCATGATATCAAATGGAACATTACTATCGTCCGGTAATATTTCAACTGCCAATAAGGTATCCACATTCACTAATGAAATACCAGTACCAACACCTTCTACTATATAAGTTTTTGGGATGACAGGTAGGGTAGCAGGATCATCTGACCAATATGATTGTGGAATCACTGTATTGTCAAATGATATTCTTAGTCCATTGGTAAATACAATCCCATTGGGACTGGTATATGAGAGTTCACCAATAATGCCAGTAATATTAATAGGTCCGTATGAATTTGCTACTTGCGCAGCGTCTATAATATTAATAGTTTTAATATGAGTACTATTGCTAGCATTTTGTAAATACAAGGTAGACAATGGAGCAGTAATATCTGGTGACAATGTTATTGTGCCACTGGAATTTTTAAAAAACTCATAGCCACCTTGAGTTGCGCCATCATTAATACGCACCCGATTTCCAATTGGGAAATCTCTTACTTTTGTTAGAGTTACTATTTCAGTATCATCAATGTTTATTTGCCAAATATCATACCGATCATCTACCGGAACGATAGTGGAAGTTGATGTAGTCCAATCTGCATCTGATGTACTATTATTCAAAAATATGATATATTTTCCTATAGGAAATTCAGTATCTGAATCAAATTGAATTATGTCACCTAATAAGTTACCATCTATACTAGTAAAAGTATCTGATATAGCATAATCTATATAATTTATCAATGGTAGATTATAATAATAATCTTGTACATCACTGTTTGGAACTGTAAATGTTATGGTGGCCGTACCATTATTTGTTACACCATGTATACGACGGCTTGAAACTTCTGGCAAATATTGTTTAGTACCAGCTATACCTGGTTCAGTTTGAACCCAAATATTTCCAGAACTAACATTTAACTGATAGGTACATCCTCTAGTTAATGTAATACTTCCGGGCTGGGTTATATCAATAGTTCTTACCAGCGGAACTGTAGGTGAATTAGGTCCTTCAGCAATAGAAGTCAAAGGAACACTGTCAGGAAAAGTTGGTAACCAATAGTATTGACTAAAATTTATTAATTTATCTAAATCTATTTTAGGATCATAATTGTAATATTCTGAGGCAAATAATCTAGAATGATTGTCTGTTACTCCACCATAATATCCAATTTTTGATACTAGATCGGAATAATCACTATAGAAATCTATCTCATTACTACTGTTCTTAATAGTGACACTAGGCTCAAGTTGATAATTAGCTCTGGAAGTAGTAGGCTCGACAATATAATTGTCACCGGCTTTATAAGTAGGAGAAAACTTTCTTCCAATATATCCATCTAATCTCTTATAACTTGGCTCACTAACCAGTTGGTCAAGAGTTGCGTGTAAGAACTTTTTATTTGTGTTACTTTGAAATACTGAAGGAAGAAAATCTAAGGTCTTTCTGGTAGCCATTCTTATTTACCTATCAAAATGTGATACTACGATTTGATGCTGCTAAACTTTGATTTAATTGTCCAGATGTTAAGGTTGTTATAATCTCTACATTGTCTACTGTGGCTGAACTAATTATAATTTCATTCGCTTCTGCATTAATTTGATATAAATTACCAAAATTAACCGTGTCATCATTCGGAACTATAATAATACTAGCAATATTTGGACTTAATATTCTATGTAAATATGCTGATAACTCACTAAAGTAAAATGTATCACCAAAATCCCAGTTTGTTATATCAAAATAAACATTTATTGCATTTATTACTGATGTTTTAATATCAGCATCACTTATATTTAATCCAGGATTTTTCACAACCTTAAAGGTCGCTTGTAAATTAAGTGAAGATTTATTACCAAACACAGGCTTAAACTTTGCACTTTGAAAAACAATAGTGTCACTTATTGCTTTTATATTGTTTAATGTAGCATAATCGGTTTCTAATGCTACATTGGTTGGTGCAACTGGTTCTGCTACTGTGTTTGAATTATCTACAATCCAATTGCGATAATCATTATTATATGCCGTGGTTAACACATATAAATCAATAATATTGCTGGTACTAGGATCAACCCTGCTATTACTTGGAGTTGTATGTCTATACTGATAATATAAATCTTGTCGTCCATAATATGCGATGTGATCTGATAACGGATTTCCTAATGCCAATGTACTAGACAATTGATAGAATAAATTTTCAGTTGTTGCATAAAATAGTTGTCCGGCAGAAAAATTACCTTTATTAGTTATTATCTGAGAAGTAGTAGCATAGATACTAACAACAGTTTTATTATCTACTAATTCAATATACATGAATCGGTCATTTTCATATCCAACAACTGTCTTGAAAAATACATATTTACTATTATTACTGTCTGACGGGTTTACTATAAATTCAAACAATTGTGGATTATCTGGAACACCATCATTATTTGTATCGGCAAAAGTAATATAAATGCTGTCAGCACTTGCGTATCCGTCGGCCCCTACAATAGAATTATGTACATACCATGAAGAATCTTGTCCCAATGGTAATACTGTATTAGGTCCAGCATTAGTCTTTAATATTTTTATATTATCTCTTATTACTTTTCCAGCTTTGCTATCAAATACATTCAAGTCTTTATCAAAAAAGAAATTTGTTTCTGCTGGACTGTGAAAAATATATTCTAATCCACGGTAATAAGTAGTATATTGTTCAGATGCAGCGTTATATGTAAATCTTAATAACCAGCTATCATCTAACTGAGTTCCACTTTGGCTACCTATATTTAATAATGAAAATGTATTTTGAATAGTACTTGAAGTGGAATCTATTTTTAAATTTTCTTCGTAGATTATTCTCCATGATCCTCGTACTGCATCATATTCTAATCCAAAATTTTTATATGTGTTTATTAAGTCAACAAGCGCAGTAGTAAAAGCAGTGCTTATGTAATTTTTAAATACAGGAATTATATTATAAACTATAGCATTAGTGGGTACTTTTACATTCAAAGTTACTGGTCCTACACCAGTAGAAAGATTGCCCACTCCGCGATTTGCACCATCACCAATTACATTAGTAACCGATGCATAAAGGAAGGTTTTATCATCCAGTCTTATTGCTTGCCCTGGAACAAGGTTATTGTTAATATCAAAATGGAAGTTTACTGGTGAAGTAAACTTTATAATTGCGCCTACTTTTAAAAATGTTGCTCCTGAATTAGATGCTGCTGCACCGCCAATTAATGCTGGTACATTTAATTTTTTGAAATATCCAGTTGAACTTGTTGTTCCGGACGTAGTTGAATTCCATGTCAATCCACCCGACGGATATGCAGGAAAATTAGCATAATAGAATTGTAATAATTCTTGAGACTTTATCACCTTAGCAATAGAAGTTGTTAAAATTCTGCGTATTTCTATTGGTGATAAGAAATTAAATTTTAAATTTCTAAGGTAACTATTACGATACAATACACCATCTTCACCAAACATATTGGTACTGCTATAATTGGCAGTGGCATCTAGTGTGTCTAAATATTTACTTAACCCAATACTAGTTCTGTTTAATGCTTTTACTTTAGATACAGAACTAAAAGTAGTATAAGGTAAAATATTATAATCTTCACCTGTAATCATGCGATTCTGAGTATAATATTGTTGAGGAGCTTTTTGCTTTATATCATCAATACTTTCTCTAGAGGATGCATTGGCAATAGTGTACCCCAAACTGGCTCTGAATGTAATAGTTTCTATTCGGTTAGTACGACTAACATAATTAAATGATATTGTCATTGCCTGCATTGCGTCAGGCGTAATCTTATACCCTAGACCATTAGCTGTTCTGTAAAAATATCTGAATTTGCCTTGTGGTATATTAGAAAACGCTCCATCACCAAAAACTAAATCAACTTGATCTCCGGCTTTGCTGTTAACTTGATATAGATTTCTAGCAGATGTACTATTATAGATAACATTTATTCCAGCAACTGCTGGGACAGCCGTCCATAAAGTTTGTAGGTTACCATTTGAATCCAAACTATATAACCATCCATCTGCATTATTAATACCATTTATATCTACATTAACTATTTTATTAGGAACAACATCAATTATTGAGAAATCAAAACTGGCAAGATTTCCTTGCTTAAAGTAAAAGAAGAATCCAGTGTTATTACTAGAATTTCCCAAATTATCATTTTTATATAATACATTAAATACTCCACCCAATTTAGGTGAGGTCTCATAGATATATGGTTTGTTTGCAGATGAAGAACTAACTGCTTCAAATGCAGTTTTTGATCCTTCAATTGAAGCGTCAAATTTATAAATTGGCAACACTGATGGAATTAAATTGATGCTATACTCATCATTGGCAATACCATTCAATATTTGTGAATTACCAGGCTTCCCTACTATTTGACTGTTAACTAAACATGCATTAAATATTACAGTAAATTGTTCTAGCCAATTCTCATTAGATGGATCATTCCATGATATAGGTGTACCACTAAGATTTATGCTATTACTATCATATACATTTTCACTCGTAGATATACTGTCTACTTTTAGAAATCCTGATGCGGATATTGCTCTTTTTGGATTATAACTTATTAATCTGGCTAGTTTTAATACACTATCTCTTCGTTCAGCCGTATCTAAAAAGTTTTCTCTGGCATTAAGATCGGTCCTGAATGCCAAACTTTGTCCCATGAAGGCGATAAGGTCTATCAGCGCAATAAATTCGCTACTTTCAGTAAAATCGTTGAAATCTTCTGGGTAATATAACTTGAGATAATCAATCATACTCTTACGCAGAGTCTCAAAATCATAGGTAGAGAAGTCAGCTTCTCGGAAGGTCTGATATAGTTTTTTCCAATTTTCTGCTGCTAGCAGGCTGGTTTGACGAGAAATTATAGCCATTGTGTTGTATAACTCAGTTTATGTATTTATTTTAGTATAAAGTAGACAGTTAATTGATAACAGATAACCGTTTAGAGTCTCGGTCAAAATTCAATGTCATAACAGCAAGTTGATTAGTTATAACATACCTAAGGTTTAATATGATTTGAATACCATACTGATATTCAGTAACTGATAATTCATCAACTGATAACCGTGGATCATAATTAACGATAGTTTTAATATCATTGATTATTACATCTTTAACCGATGAGGTAAATGGATCAAACAATAGATTCCATATAATGCAACCAAAATTTGGGTTCATTAATTTTTCACCCTTGCGGATATAAAAATGATTGATGAGGTCTTGCTTAACCAAAGCAAAGTCGGTTACTTTAAATTTACGAGTCCTATTGTAAGTACTAAATCCAGAATAAGTAGTCATATATATATTTATGCTGGTTTTGCTAGTACATCAACTGCGTATCTTCCTCTATTGAAATAAGTTGTACCTGAAGTATTGTTAGCATCCTGACCAGCGCCGGTCTTTCTCCAAGTGTTAGCTCCACCTGCACCTAATAAATGACTAGCACTTAACATTCCAGCAACAGTACATTGATCATCTCCACTTTTTATTCCCTGTTTGTTAACCAAAGTAGAATAATTTGAATTTAATAAATTAAGCATGGCAGTTTCTTGTACACCTGGATTAGCTAAAAAATCTTCCTTTGAATTAATGCCATCTTTGCCGCGCCAACTTGAAGGATAGTTAACTGCATTATTACCATATAAAGCAAGTGCATCTCGCTTGATGTACCCTTGATCTGATAACACTGCTGCGCCGAACTGATACTTTCCAATATAATTATACTGGTTAGTAGCCTTGTAATTTCCACCACTTTCGCTATATCCTATTTGTGTCATCAATGCTTTAGTTTGTTCTATAGTTAATGGACCTACTGCACTTGCTGGTGTAGGATTGCTAGTGTTATTCATATAACTACTAGGAGCCCCCTTGCTTACAGATGCATTAGCTGCAGCAGTAGGCCCAGTATCAGATGATCCACCACCAACACATTCAATTGGTTTAACATCTTCAGTAGGAGGATCTCCTTTAGTTACATCTGCATTTTCACTGCCTGCTGGAGTAGGTTGAACTAATGGTCCGGTTAGTGCAGCATTTGGTGTCCCTGTTTTTCTAGCCCAGGGTTCATGTGTTGGAGCTATTTTAACAATACTGTTTAATGCACCAGTAGTGCTTATCCATTTACCATCTTTAAGTCCAGTTTCACTTAATTTGTTTACTGTGATAGGCGCAGGTTGAGTAACTTTTGGGCCTTGTCCAGAATTCAAGTTTATAGCTGATCCAGTAAATTTCAAATCAGCCACTGAACTGAAACTTCCGCCCTCTGCGGCATTTAAGTCTAATCTTCCAGAACTAGCCAACCCTATACTTCCAGCATACAATACTGTCTTATTAATGCTTGTTAAGTTTATATCTTTACTTTGTAAATTTATAGCTTTAGTAGCAGATAAGTTAAAGGTTCCACCTGCATTTAAATTAATGTCTTTATCAGCGTGTAAATTTAAGTCCGCTTTTGTTCGTATATTGACACTACTAGCACTGAATACATTTAAATGTCCGCTACCTGTCATTTCTAACCAGACACTGCCATTACTATTTCCAATGTACAGAATTTTTTCCGAGTCATTCATTAACAGTTGATGCCCACCCGCTGTTCGTAAGCGTATCAATCTGTCTTTGTCATTGGTGTCACCATCATCCATTACAAATTGATGCCCACCTTTTCGTGTCGTTACGATATCAGTTGCATCTTCCTTGAATGGGCGACCTGGAGTGCTTATCCCAAATACTGTACTAGGTGTTTCTCTTTGGCTACTACTGCTAATTGTACCTCGTACTGTATCTTCATCCAATCCTTGAGTGAATAGAATCTTAGCTTGTTCTTCATGTAGAGGCTTCTTGAGAGCTACATATTGTGTCCAATCTACATCTACATTTTCATTGAACTCAACAACTGGCATTATTTTTTTAGCGTATAACTTTTGGACAGTTGGGTCTTTAATTTTGGTATCATCTATGTTCTTGGCCCCTGCTAAGCCAGGAACCATGTGATGCCCTAATTGATTCGGCACACATGCGAACCAATATCCTCTCATAGGATCGCCAGCTACAAAAGTACAAAGTACCAAATTTCCTATATCTGGAACAGTAAACCACATACCATAGGTATGTCTAACTGTAGTAAATGAATTTTCGGTTGGAGCTGTTTTACCTGGAATAGAATTCTGTTGAGTAGTACTACCAAAGAATGGACTAGCATAGCTTACTGTTCGCCAGTTACTGGGATTAGTTTCGTCACCTGCGCCTAAGTCAGGAATCCAAATTTGAAGTCTACCCGACATGGTATAGTCAATGTTATTGACAATTTTACCAATGTATGGCCCTGAATCAAGTCTTAGACCGGGACTATCCTCTCGTCTTACATATTCCGGAACTTTTTTACCAGAGCGTTTGTCACTAGCCATTTGTTATCCTAATCCCATATCAACTACATTACCATCGCCTGCTGTACTAGTAATAGATGTAGTTGGTGCTGTTTCATCAATTTTCTGCAATGCTTGTCTGTTAAGGTCTGGGGCAACATCAATAACATTTGCTTTCTTATTCTCAACCGCTTCTACTTTACCCACTTCTTTATTGGTGGTAGGTGTAGTGGTAGTGGTAGTGGTGGCAGTTGTAGCATCAGTTGCATTCTGCATTTGTTGAGCTTCTCCTAACTTAACTGTCGCTGCGGCAGCATCAGCAGTTGTTTTCGGATCTGCTGCTCGTTGTGTAGATTCAGTTGGTGGTGTATTTGAATCATATTTTGGTTGATCTAATAATCTAACTAAGTCAAGAGATTGAGTAAATTGTCCTTTATCAAACGAATTTTCAATAGTTATGATACGATAAATTCCACTG